CGATGATCCAAAAGTACGTCTAGTCTGGATCTATCCGTTTGAGACTTTACTACTAGAGTCCTTCTTCTCACAGCCATTAGCCGACCTAATTAAGGACGATCTCAACGGCCCGTTGTTGCTTGGCAAAGATCAACTGTCTCGTCTTCGCACAATTCAGATGACCCATCTTGACGCGACAGAAGGTTTGTTCACAGTTACGCTTGACTGGAAAGGTTTCGATTCAACTGTTCCAGCCTGGCTAATCCGCCTTGCATTTGAGATCATTTGGAGTTTGTGTATTATTAGCGATGACGCAGCTCCATATTATCGTCGTGTCTTTGACTTTATAGTCGATTCCTTTATCAACACGAGGTTGATGATGCCCGACGGCACGACAAAACAAAAGAATAGAGGTATTCCCTCAGGTTCAGGCTTTACGTAGCTCATCGGTTCCATTGTAAACATGCTAGTAACAAGGACGCTTTTTGCTTATCTAGGCATGAAAAGTGACAAGGACCGTTATCTCGGCGATGATTCAATATCTTTCTTCCCATCGGAATAGTTCAGTAAATTAGATAAACCAAGGTTGATAAGCAGTGCGAAAGCTTTCTTCAACATGGTTCTAAATGAGAAGAAGATTGTCATTGCACAAAGAACAGGCGAAATCAGGTTTTTGGGCTACACGTTTAAAGGTGATGCACTTTATCGACCAACTGCAGAATGGTTTTCACGACTACTTGCTCCAGAGAGAGACATCAAGACACTTGAAAACTCAGCAGCACGCTTGCTAGCTTTCTACAAGTTAGGTGGTTACTAGGACGTCACTTTCTGTGAGTATTTTAACTTCTTTGTTCACAGGCACAATTTAAGTCGAATCAAGTTTGATCCAGGTCCAGAGATGCTCAAGCAGTTCTATGCGCTAGGTATTCACGTTGACGGGCTAGGCGCAATCGTGGAAATGAAGATCATTCCAACTGAGTTTGAAGATTTTTAAATTGTTAAGTGAATTCTTGGTGGACCGTTTACG